AACAAAATGAGCAAGTACCAATGGCTTCGCAGCGGCGGCGGTGCTAATTGTTTTTTTTAACTCAGCAAGAACACGCTTCTCTGTGGTGGCAATCATTTTGTCAGTGAGAGAAATTAAAACTTTCCCGAAGCCGCGCTCTATCGTGACAGGATAATGCAACGCACTACCCACTGCTAACCCTGTGGGTTTTTTTGCAGCAGGCGGCGTGCGTTTTACTTTGCGTTTTTGCTTCATGCTTGAGTGTCAGGTTCTTTTGGCAATTCATTAGTGGTCGGTTTAATCGTGAAGCCTTCGCCTGCATTGCTCATAACCAACTTGGCATCTTCAAGACTGAGCGAGAAAGCAACCATCAACATTGCAACGCCCGATTCTCTCGGCAACGTACCTGCAGCAACGCTCTGGACGATCGTGACCATAGAAGAAACCTGTGCGCCATTGAATGCTTCGGCGCTGGTAATTTCTTGCTGCATGCTTGCTGGTGCTGTTTCTACTGCCTGTGCGTTCGCGTCTGGCAAATCCTCATCGGTGAAGTCATCATCGTCCACCGGAGCATCTTCGCTCTCCAGACCGTTGTAACCGGATGTCTTGTCAGCGATCAATGCGTTGCGAATATCATCACCATTTACCGCGCCGGTCATTTGTAATGCCTGTGCTGACTGCGCTTTTTTCAAGTTAATATCAGCCAACTCTGTTTCCGTCAAACTGTCGAGTGGTTTCCAATTCGCTTCCACAGAAAAAACTCCGTATTCCTCAAGCTCAAGATCAGATCGGATTGCTAACTCATGGTGACGTTTGAGCAATGGAGTCATCTCGTTTTCTTGTATCGTTTCAAGATATTCGTGATAGGTTGCTTCTTCATAATCGCCAGTGCTATTAAATCCTTTTGGCACTGTGCCTAACAATTTTGCCGATGGCGTGTTAGCGATCGCGGAAACTATCTGGTACTGCGTCATTATCAGATCATCAAGATCGGTCAGACTGGTATCGATCTCGCTGAGTTCTTCATTCAAGCCGCACACTTTGACTTGTTGATTATCGCGGTAGTGCAACCAAGTGAGTAATTTTTTCTCGAAAGTTACTTGGTCGGCCATGACTGCATCCATGTCCACTTTAAGAACGGTCGTGCGCTTTGTCATAGCCAGTAATGGCGCTTCGTTCGCTGTGCGTTCTGCAGCGTAGACACGCTCAAAAATTCGCTGTGGCAAAGGAATACCCGCATAGATATAACTTGGCTTGAGAATATCTGCCACGTCAGTTGTGCGAATGATTACAAGGTGACTTCTGTGATACAGCGTGCCATTTACCATCCACCAAGTCGGCTCATAAAAATGTCTGCTCGCCATGTCTGCAGCGGCTTCTGCGTCGAGCTGTGGCGTGATCCAATAAGGATCGATCTGAGAAAAGCCTTTGTAACTTCCGCGCTTAACGCCGTCGAGATTAAAAGGTTTTTTATAATAATCTGGATCATCACTTTCTACATGGAAGATAGCAATGCGAATGCCGAAAACTCGATTGAATTTTGCGAACTCGACCAGTTGTTTTTTTATGTTGTGTTCTCTATCAATTTGCTTTAACCGATCCAATGCTTCTACCGGAACTTCTGTGCCATCGTTTACCGTCAACTCGTAACCTTTACGCACTGCATCTGCAGGCGCAACCGAGCATGCTTTATCGACCAGCCAATGCTGTGCAATGATCGCGCATGCTTGATAACCGATAAAGCCTTGAGCTACATACCACGCAAATAATGCTTCCGGCAGTGTGTCGTACTGTCCGGTGTTGTATGCAGTTTTAACTGGTATCGGATTGTTATCATCAAGCGCCACGCCTTCTAGCTTTGGTATCGCTTTCAATGCCGCATCTTTCAAAGAATCCATGTAGGTTTCTATAAGTGCCTTTGATGATGGACTACGCAGTTCGGTATGCGTTGAGAAAAAACCCTGCGCTTGTTTTACTTCTGGTGGAATTACCTTGGTGAGAGGCATTTTCTTTCCGAACAATTTTCTTAAAAAATTCATGTAAAAAATCCTCTAACTGTTGACTGCAGAAATGTTTTTATAGCATCGCACATCGGGTCTATCTGGTCATCGTTGGCATGGCTATCGTCCGAAGTAAACGCCTCACACTCAGCAATGAACTCTGCAACCCAAGGCGCGTCGATCGGTATAAGCACGTTGCCAATCTCAATATGAGCCACTACGTCCATGACTCTAGTGTACTTGTCTACGGTGCGAGTGATAGGAAAAATTGGCAAAGAGTATGGCGGCTTGCGGAGTTCTTGGATCAAACCTGTACCGCTCGCTGCATCCTCAACCATGATTTTTCTAACCGGCTTGGCTTTCCACTTGGCATAGAAGTCGCACATGCGTTGCCGCAAATCCTGAGACTCCCACTTACCACGGATCAAGTCGAGCAGATAGATTCTACCATCGGTGCCATGCGCCCAACATTGCATAACTGTATAGTCGTTTGCCGTCTTGGTTTTATTCGCGGTGTCTACAAAGATCATAACCGCCTTGATCGGTGGCAACTCACGCCAACGCCCGAACCAATTGCCGCTGATTATCTCGCCGCCTTCCACGATAGGTGACTGCTGGTACAACGATAACCAACTGGTCGTATCAAGCAACGACTTACGTTCCAAAAGGAACTCCAGCGACTTGTGCTGCGGGAATAACGGCTCGCCTGTCTTGCGGTGCTTTTCGTCGAACTCGGCAATGGCGCGGTACTTTAGAACCTTGGTCGATGGATATTTCTGAATCAACCGCCCGATCGGATCGTCTATGTGCCAACGTGTGAGAATGCAAAGCAAGCAAGCGTCCTCACTGAAACGAGTGAAAAAATCATCGGTGAACCATTCCCACGCGCTGTCTCGCTTTGTGGTGCTGTTCGCTTCTTTGCGGCCTTTTATCGGATCATCAATGATTCCAATATCCAGACTCTCACCTGTGATGCTGCCCTCGACCGTAGTGTTGCGGAAATAACCATCGTGTCCTTGATATTCAAGCACCGTTCTGTTTCGCAAATACTGGCCGGAGATCGTGACTACATTGCTCTCGTTAATGCTGGTCTCTGGAAAGATGCGTTTGTATATCTCACCATCATAAATGCGCTGCAGGCGCAGGTTAGCGCGTATGCCAAGGCGTTCGGAAAAGCTGGTGTAGATCGTTCGCCAGTCGGGATTTCTGCCAGCGAGCCACGATATAAAATCCACAATGATTGCTGACTTACCATGCTGCGGCGGTGCTTCGATAACCAACTTCGGACGAGTGCCGCTTACAAAATCATCAAAGAACGTCTGTAACGCGCTGCAGATTTCGTCCTGAAACCAACCGCTTTTCATCTTCGGGTTTATTAAGCGCCGGTAGGTTTTGAAGCACGTCCGAGCCTTGCGGATATGCAGCTCAAGTTCTAACTCGAATCGTTCGCGATTACTTAGGCGCGTCGAGGCCATGCTTAATGCGCTCCGCTTCCAATTCGTCGTCCGTCATTTCTCGGGGGCTCATGGTGCGATCCGAACTGGTGTGATCCAGCACTTGCGTTTCTTTCCATCCAGCCTGTGTTTTCAGGAAAAATATCTGGCTGGAAGTGTCACCGTTCTTTGCCTTGGTGATTAGGTTTTGAGCGACCACAGCGATCACTGACGCTCGACCACGCTTATAGGCTTCGGAAACCTCTGGTTGGCGTTTGAAAACTTCGTGCATGGTTGTCTCGCCGCAACCAAAATAGTCGCCCATCTGCGCTACAGTCATCATTGCTGCGAAGCCTTCTACCTTTGCGGTCATCACTTCATCGAACACAAATAGCGGCCTACCGCCGCCTTGTCCTTGCTTGTTATCTTCTGGAGCTTTCTTCTTGGTCATGCCTCACCTTACACCGAGAAACTTATGTGTCTGTACCGATACGCGCCAACCATTTTTAGTCGCTTCTTCAACACATAACCGAGTCGCTTTCCCGTTCAGACTCAATGGCTGCAACCAGACGGAGCAACCGATAGGCTTCCAAGGTAGCACCACTTCCTGCAGGCGTTCAATGTCCATCATTTTCCCGACCGGATGCTTGATCTCATCTGCGCGGCGAATAGCAGACAGCAGCAACGGCTTTGCCATGCCGATCTTCGGGCTGACAGTGACCCATGCGTTATCCGGTGCCAGCACTTCATGCGTGCCGCTTGTTTCGATCTGTACGGTGCAGAAGTCGTCTGCTGTGAGTGCTTCAACCAATGGGCGCAAATCGTATAAGGCTGGCTCGCCTCCGGTGATTACAACGTGCCGCGCCCTGTACGTTTTGACCAGTTCGAGTATCTCCGCTGCAGTCATGCGCGAAAATTTATCCGAGTCGGTTATTTTGGCTTTCATTTGGGTTTTGGCGATGATGTTTTTCTCGTCTACTTCCCATGTGTGCTTGGTGTCACACCAAGGACAGGCTACTGGACAGCCTTGCAACCGGATAAAAATCGAAGGCGTGCCGGTGTACTGCGCCTCGCCTTGTATGCTCTCGAACACTTCATTGATTGGATAGGTAAGCATCGCGGTCGGCCTCGGCATTTTTGATAGATTCCCATGGAAAAACGATCCAGTCGGTAGCGTCTGCGCTTGCTACATAATCGGAGAACTCGGCTCGCGGATTTATCCGCACCCAACACAGCGCAGCGGCTGGCGTGAATTTTTCGAGCATGGCAAGGCGCGTCTTACCCGAGTCGATAATATCGTCTATCCAGACCATGCCATCTTGCGGCTGCATGGTAAACGGTCTGCCTGTCGCGTGACTGAGCGTTACCGCAAGGATCAATCCACCTCTAGGCTCGCCATAGATCGGCGCGTGCGGAGGCGTACAGTTGCGAATTATCATGGCCAGATGCTCAACGGCATGATCGAACTGTTCCCATGTTAAAGCGAGTAGGTCGCGCTGCATTTGGCAGTCTCCTCAATGCGGATTTGTGAGCAGGTAACGCCTGTGCCTTCCAGTTGCTTCGGCGCGATAACGGTCGCCAGATACTCGGCCATGTTTTCTGCGGTCGGATTGAACGGCACAAGCACGATGCTTTTATCTACTGCTTGCACGTCTTGCGCCATCGGATCGTCTTGCCAGAGCAGCATGCGGTGATCCCACTCGGTTTCGAGCCATTCGCACAGGCGTTCTTTTATCACGGTGAAGTCGATCACTCGACCAACGCTGTCCAGTTGATCGGCGGTGCAATCAAAATGGATGCGGTAATTGTGGCCGTGAAGGTGTCGGCACTTGCCTTCGTGTCCGACTACACGATGACCGGCGCAAATATCATGGTACCGGCTTGCGGTTATTTTTTTCATTGGTAGCCCTGTCCTTTGATGATGGAAAAGAACTCAGCACGCGCTGCAGGATTGTCCATAAACGCGCCGCGCATAACGCTAGTAGTCATGCTGGTTTTAGATTCGCGCACTCCGCGCCATGTCATGCACAAGTGACTGGCTTTGACCACGACCGCCAGACCCTTCGGTTGGATCAGGTTTTCGATATAGTCGGCCAG